GTTTTTTAGTTCTAACTTGCTTGGTAGTCTCAACCTTTAGGTTGTCTAAGTCAGCGTCATCGTCTACGAATAACGGCATTTTCACTTCCTTAGTTTTAGCTTTAGCCTTAGTTGGTTTTTCAGTCTTAGTTTTAGCTTTGACCTCTTTAACGTGTTCGGCTATTTTTTTCTTAGTCATGACCTCAGGATCAGTTGCAACAATCCAATCGCCTAACTGATCCGTAACTTTAGAAAAAACTTTCCTTAGTTCGTGGATTTCACTCAAAGGTAATTTAGCTTTAGTTGTAAGTTGTTCAACCATGTATTTTCTACCTAGCAAGATCCCGTCATTGCTTGTAGTTAGATCCCAGTTCATACCGTATGCTTTGTTGCAAAGCTGACGAAACGCTTTATTTTCATTGCCCGCTACCCTATTGGACGCTTGGTATTCAGCTTTAATTAAGCCTAGATCTTTAGCTTTAAGTTTTGAGTTTATTATTGATGTGTTCATTTGGTTTACTCCCTTTGAACTTGTTTTTAGTTGTAAAAATTTACAACCGTTAAAGTAAAGTCTACATGAAGGTTCAAAGCTGGTCAAATATTATCAATAAAATATTAGAATTAGGTTTAAAATTCCTTGTAACCAACTCAAACATTTATAAGAGTTCATCTATGGAAGGGAGATTTTTTTAGCTTTAAACTTAGTTCTGATAGCGTTGAACGGTGCGGTAGGTTTAATCTAGCTTTGCGGTAGGTTTAAAAATATTATTACGTACGTATGCCGTATATTTTACCGCCGATAGACCGCCATCATTATGTAGAATGTGTATGTAGTACCCAGAGCGTTGAAATACGGTACGGAGGGGGTAGTTCTTAGAAGGGGGAGATGGTTTTAGATACACGCCGCCCCTTATAGGAGCGCTTTACTGTGCGTTCGTTGGTTATGCCTCTTGCAAATATCGCTAACTTCCCTGACATTGGAGTATCGGTGTTCCCGTCCCTACACCACTCTGTTTGTCCTGGGGCATCGCTAGACCCCCAGTAGGAGTAACCCTGCAGGTTTTGATCTTTTTGTAGTGACCTGGCTACCTGCTCCGTTACTGTGCGGTTACATTTGCCGTAAAAAAATTATATACTCATAATAAATTATGCGTCAAGGAGGAATATGACGTTAAGTAATATGCTAGCTAAGTCTAGCTCTGGTGTATCCGAGATAGAACGCAGGGTTCTTAAGGCGATACCTGAGTGGAAGCTGTGGACTAGGCAACTAAAACAGGTATATATACTATTGCCTGTATTCGGTTCTAGTCTTGACGGACTCTCAGAGATATGTGATGAGTTTGGGTGGGACATAGATAAGCTAGAAAAAAAAATTGAAAGGACTGCGTCCTTCAGCAAGAGACTAGCCGACTATAGAAATACTGGTGAGTACCCAATATTTCCTAGCAGTAAAAGATCAAGAATTAAAAAATCACATCTTGATACTGTTTATGCACATGAGTCTGCAGTCATAAGTTTTATGCACCTTGAGCGTGCAAAAGCGTCTGGTAGTGCGGGTGTTAACTTTGCACTTAAGATGATGGCACAAGGATACTTAGAGTTTATGGAGCCGATTAACAGCAGACCAGAGATTAAGTATTTTATGAATGATAAACAACAACCAGGTATGGTGCAGGACAATAGCGATACACCATCACTTGATTACTCAGCGGACGGATTACCTAACTTTGAGTAATATGTACGAAGCCTATCCCTGGCAAAAGGAGATGCATGAATCTAAAGCTAAAATTAAATTTGTACAAGCTGGAAGACGAGCAGGTAAAACTAGATCAGCTCTTCAGGAAGTATTACACGTCATCAGACAAGCCAGTATCCAACCAGTCCAGTTCCCAGGAAAAAAAGAAAAGCTAACTGCAGAACAAGCAGGTCTTGTGCCACCAATACATATATGGACAGTAGCGCCTACACGTGCGCAAATGTTACAGGTATGGAATGAGATGCAGGCATTTATTCCAAAACACATAGTTCGTAAAACAAGAACCAAAGCACAAGCTGGTGGTAGAGGTGGCGGATTTAAACAAGATGACTTACATGTATGGTTAGATTTAAAAAATACTGCCGGCACAACAGATGGTCTATACAGAACAGAAGTATTCTGGGAGTTAAAGTCAGCAGATAATCCAGAGTCATTGCAGACTGTGGGTCTTGATTTTTTACACATGGCTGAAGCACAGGATATAAAAGAAGGTGCATGGAGCAAGGTAAGACCTACTCTAAACTCTCCGGGGAGATTGGGAAGAGCAATAGTTGAAGGTGTACCCCCAGAATCTACACAGCATTGGTTTGCAAGAAACTGCAAGATAGCAAAAGAAAATCCAAATAAAAGAAGAGAATATTTTCATGCAACTACTTTTGACAATACAGGCTTGACACAAGAAGACAGAGAAGAGATTGAAGATGAGAAGCAAGCATTAACAGAGGCTGTATGGGAAAGATTCTATATGGCAAAGCAACCAGAGGGTGCAGGTAATTTCTTTAGAAATATTGAAGCTGCATATTCAAAAGGTGCTGTAGAACTTGTAAGACCTGTTGATGGTAGGCATTATGTTGCAGGTCTTGACTTAGGTAGAAGTAATGATGCAACTGTTATAATTATCAAAGACAGGCAAACTAGAGAGTCGGTAGCAGTTGTAGAATTAATGAAAACTGATTGGTCTTTACAGGTTGAAACAATTAAGTCTTTAAGTGTAAGATGGAATGTTGAGGAGATATACATGGACTCTACAGGTATGGGTGGTAAATTTGGAGAAGATGTTCTTTACAGAGAGTTGATGGAAGAGGGGATTCCTGTTATAGGATATAACTTTACTCCACAAAAAAAGTATCAATTATTCTTAGATTATGCTATATCTTTAGAGAAGGAAACTGTATCTTTCCCACAAAACTGGGTTAAGTTAATAAGCCAGTTGGAAGATATAGGGCATAAAGAAAGTGCAAATAGAGGGCACACCTTTTATACTGTATCGGGAAAGCATGATGACTGGGTGGATGCAGAGTGTTTAGCTTTGATGGCTTGTGACCCTGCGATGGAAGGAGTAACTGGTGAAAGAGTTGTTCCACATTCAATATCAGGAGTAAAGCCAATGAATAATATATACAGAGATAAAACTGGAAAAATAAGTAGGCTTAAAAGAATGAGAAGAGAAAAGCAACTAGCAGAACTCGGATTGACAGCCGAAGAATATGTAGCAGGAATAGAAAATGGTAACTTATAGTGGACAACAAAACTATCAGGCAGACCCTGAAGAAGAAATAGCAAGAGAAGCAGCGAATCCTTTAGACGAACCATTTATCTCAATAGATTGGGTAAAAGGAAAACTTGAAGAAGGTAGAGTAAAGTTTCAAGAATTTTACGATAACTGCAATGAATCTGAAGATTTTTATTTAAATAGATTTGATTTTAATATTCCAGAAACAGGCACAATGCTTAGATTGGGAACAGCACAGTCTGTTATAAATTCTCTTGTTGCTCATGTTACTCCACAGTTTATAGATATATCTGTACCTGCTCCGGGAGCAAGAGGACAAGCAAGAGCAGAAAACATGGAAAAGTTTTTAACTGGAGCAAATCACATGATTGAGCAGTTAAGCCCTACTAGAAGAGAAATTGCAAAACACATGGCACTTTACGGCATTGCATTTGAAAAAACTGAATTTGCTGCAAACAGGTGGGAAGAGTTTCCAGAACCACCAGAAGGTAATGAAGGTTTAGCAGAATATAAAGAAAAACTTAATGATATTTTAGAAAGAAGAAACATAAACTTCCCAATGAACTCTACTGCAATTAATCCTAAAATGATGGTTTGGGATACCAACAATGGACCAAACTCAAGATGGGTAATTCATTTTTATGAAATAGATGCAGAGTGGGTAAATGCACACTTTTCGGAATGGACTGGTCCATTATCAGGACAAGTACAATTTGTAGAAGTTTGGACACATAGTCAAGTTGCATATATGGCTGAAGGCAAATGGGCACTTGAACCTAAAAAACATGGGTATGGAACATTACCTTTTACTATTTATCATCCTAATACAGGATTAGTTACAGAGGGTGGAAAGCCAGAAGAAATCTACAGAGGAATCTTGCATGGTAACTTTGACATGATGAGAGCAGAGTCAAGACTTGCATCTCAATATCTTGACATAGTTGCACAGAGTGCTTGGCAAACTAAAGATTTTACTGGTCCACCGGGAATAACAGAACAAGTGATGGAAATGTATGAAGAAACTCCGGGTGCAAAAAACTTTGTTCCACAGAATGTAAGCATTAATCCATCAAGAGTTATTGAGCCACCGGCATCAATAAACATTGCTCAACAAATGATGAGTCAGTCTATTGAGGCAAACACAGCACCTGCTGTGGTCAGGGGAGAACGACCACAAGGTGCTGCTAGTGGTTATCATACAGCAGTTCTTGCTGGAATTGCAGCTTTGAACTTTGGTCCATACGTTGAAGCTGCACAAAGAGGATTGCAAAATAGAAACTCAATTATTTTAAATATCGTTGAAAATGTAATCAAAGATAAAGTAACTGTATTTGGAAAAACAGAAACTGGACCATTAGATGCAATAATAAGACCAAACGATATTAGAGGTCATTATGTAAACATGGTTCAACTTACTCCTACCTCTCCAGAAGAACAGGAAAGAAAGTTAAACTTGTGGAATCAGTTGTGGTTGTCAGGATTTACAGACCATGATACTGCACTTAGAAAAGCAGGTGTATCAAACGCATTTGAAGTTAAATCTAAGATACTTGCAGAACAATTCTTAAAATCAGAACAAGTACAAATGGCTTTACAGCAAGCAGCAGCAGAGAGAGTTCCATTGCTACAACAGATTGTTGAAGCAGCAGGTGGTGGTCAAACTACACAGGAACAAGCAAGTGATATTGCACAGAGTATTTATAACCAGCAACCAAACGCTGGTCAGTTCTCTACAACTAATCAACCTGCTAGAACACTTGCATCTGAAGCACAAAGAGTGCAAACTAATACTAGACCGGTGATTCCGGGTAGTTTACAGGAACAAGACTTGGTAGCCAGAGAAATATCTTCTCCTGCTAGAACAGGAAATAGAAGAGTACCAACTTCTGACTTACCACCGGGAATGAGATAAATGGCAAAAAGAACAGACAACACAATACCAACAGCTTTCGGACATTTTGATGATTTGATAAAATCATTTGTCAAAGAATCAGAAAATGTGTTGGGTGATATTGTCCAACCTGATTTACCAAAAATGAAGAAAAAACAAGTAGGGCAAACATTTAGCAACCCTTTCTTTGAGAGTAGAGATGGCAACATATAGTATACAATTATCAAGTAGAACCGAGCCTTATACTATTGAAGCAAACAACAGAGTTGAGGCTATAAGACAAGCACAAATTGCTGCTGCTAGATTTGGAGCAAATGTTTTAGGTGTTAGTGCAGGCGTAGGAGATACAACACCTTTTGTTGCAGATGAACAATCTCAACTACCAACAGCTTTGGGAATTGCAGGGCAAGTTCAAGGACAAGCATCTCCTTTAGGATTTGAAGTAACTGAACCAGTTACTAATATGAACGCTCCAATGTTTGCTACAAATGAAGAACAAGCAGCATTACTTGCTCTTGCAGAACAGCAAAGAAAAGACAGAGAAGAGCAAATAAGATTAGCAGAGGAACAGAGAAGGCAAGAAGAAGAGGAAAGAAGAAGACTAGAAGCAGCAGGTAGTGAAATGTCAAGTGCTGAACAAGCATTTGCAAGAGAAGGATATTTACAAGCAAACAATCCGGTAATTGACCCTAATGTTAGAACACTTATAAGTGGAATTGGTTCACCGGATGGTGTTTTAACTAGAAAACTTATTGGTGCTGTTTATTCACCGGGGAAATCTGCTTATTATAGAAAATATGAATATAGCAATGGAGATATAGTTTCTTTCTTGGTAGATATAAATAATATTGATGATAAACCACAAGCATTTCAACATGAACAAGCTGTAACAGAAGAAACTTATGCTGCAAGATTAGAAATAAATACTATTCAAGCAAATAATTTATTAGCTAATGAAACAATAACAGGTGTTTTTAGAGATGTAGCAGATGCTTTTAAAAGAAGAGCAGGTGGAGGTCTTAGTGCAAAAACCCAAGAACAAATAAATGGAAAATTAAAGAATTGGTTTATTCAAGAACTTACAAGGCAAGGCAAAAAAATAGATGAAACAGAAGATGATGGGGATTATACTTATTCTTTTGATTTTGCTGAATCAGGTGAAACCATATTGCCTCCATTTAGAGGAGAAGTAACTTTTGACCCTATTGAAGAAGAAATAGAAAATGTTGAAATAGGGTTTGGTGAAGGCACAGGAACAGGTGAAGGAGATAATTTAGAAGTAGGTGATGTTGCAACAGATTTTGGAATGGAAACAGGTATGGTTCCCGGATTTGCAATGGGAGATGCTAGTTTTGCCTCAACTGATGTAATATCAGGTCCGAGTGCTGGTTCAGAAAACAATGTTTTGACTGTAGACCCAGCAGGTGGTTCAATGACAGAAATACTTGCAGGATATGGAGTAGATGTTGGTCCATTTGGTGTTATATCAGACGACATGCCGGGATTGCCACCAGATTTTTTTGACAGAGATGATTACTATGTAGATGTTACAAGTGTAACTAGAGATATAAATCCTTTATTCAATAGAATTGAAACACAGTATCAAACTAATGATGCTGGAATCAGAATTGATAGTGCAGGTCAACCAGAGTATCTTGAAAGTATAAAAATTGATAGAGAAGTAAATCCAGAAATAGGAGCAGCTTTAGAAGCATACAAGTTAGCTTTGCAAGCAAAAACAAATTTATCTGGAAACATTGCACAGGTTCTTTCTACTCACATAAATGCAACTGATGGATTAGGCGTAGGTAAAGATGCTTTTACTGCTCCAGAAATTGCAAATTTAAGACAGAATTTAGCTTTGATTTCTGCAACTGAAGGTTTAGTAACTTTTGATGTTCAAGGTCAAAGACAGTTAAATCAACAGCTACAAGAAGCAAGACTTCAAGAAATAGCTGCTGCTCAAAGACCAGATGTGCAAAGACAACTTGTAGATATATATTCAAATCCTGTGGCTTATGGAATACTTTCGTCAACTCCTGAAGGTTTAAGTTTTCTTAACAATCTTCAAAGTCAAGCTACTTTTACTCCATTTGGACAACAACAAGCAGCAACTGATAGTGGATTTAACGTAGAAGCAGCAGGTATATCGGCACCAACAATGGGTACAGAAATATCACCACTTGGTGGCACAACTACTACACCTTTAACATCAGAAACAGCTACTCGTTTGCCTACTGCAAGAGAATTTACAACGGCTAGTGAAGTTGAAAGAGGAAGACTTTTAGCAGATGCAGCAAGGCGAGGTATATTTGGAGAACAGGATTTAATATCAAATATAGCATCAGCAACTCCAGCAGGTGCTGATATTGCTGGAAGTGTTCTTGCTCCATTTACTCTTGGTGCTTCTACTGAAGCAAATCCTTTTGGGGGAGCATTAACAGCATCAGGTAATCCGGGAAGTATTGCTGCAACTTATGGGAGTTAGTTAATGACTACCGAAAGACAAGATAGGATAAGAAAATACGTTCAATCTCAAGCTGCATTGCAAGCTATGAGAAAAAGAGAAGAAGACCAACGTAATCCTTTTGAGATACAAGAACAGATAACTAAACCTCAATCTCCACAAGAAGAGAAAGGTTTTTTTTCTAAGGTATTAAATGTTTTATCATATCCGGGTGAGTTAGGTATGGGGTTACTTACCTCTGCTATTAAGATACCGGGTATTGAGCAAGAAACTGACAGAGAAATAGAAAGAGGTGGAGTTGGTACAACTCAACCTGTCATTGAAAGACAAAGGCAAAGAAGAGCAGAACTATTAGGTATAGACCCAAAGAAAGACCCTTGGGGTGCTTTGCAATTTACAGTAAAGCCTACTAACTGGAAAGACTATGCTAGAGCTACAAGACAAGCATATGTAGAAGCTAGAGATGCAAAAGAATATGAAATGGGTGTTCCATTTCTTGGTGAAGTATTTACAGACCCGACTACTTATATTGGTATTGGTGCTGTGAAAGGTGTTGCAAAAGCAATAAAAGGTGGTGCTAAAACAGCAACAGGTAAGAGATTAAATACTGCTGGAACTACCTCACTTGATGCTAGAAAAGTAGGAGATTTAACAAAAGATGGAACAAGGCTAACTAAAAATGCAGTTGACTCTACTCCTTCAGCAAAAACAAGTGCTCAAATAGAAAGAGAAGTAAATCAAAAAAATAAAGGAATATTAAATGATTTCTTGTTTAATTCTAAGTTTAGTGGCTATCTTGGAAACTT